TACAATGACAGGTACGATGGCTGCACTCACTCGTTTGATGCCGAATGTTCGCTTCGCTGCCACAGCCTATGCACGAATGCTCGAGATTTTCGGTAGAAAGAAGTTTGTCGAGGGAGCTAAGAAGTTTGGCGTAGAGATGCAAGATGCTCAGGGTAACTTGCGTCCGATTCCTGACCTTATTGCAGACTTCCGTACCGAGATTGATAAGCTTCCTTTGAAGGAACGCGCGCCAATGATTCGTAACTTCTTTAAGGAAATGTCGAATACAGAAGGTACGATTCAGGCTAGACGCGCCTTTACCGCTTTAATCAAGCATACTGATTTGTACCAACAGGTTCTTGGTCAGACGGTACAGGACAATAACGAGTTTACCAAGTCATTTCGCTTAATGGCAGACACGGCAGGAGTGAAGTGGGAAACCTTTGTAAATAGGATGCGCGCTACGTTTATTAAACTTGGTGCAGCAGCTATTCCTATCCTCTTGCAGCTATTAGAGCCGGTTGAGCGACTTGCCGAATGGTTCAATAAGATGGATGCTTCAACTCGGAAGCAAATCATAAATTGGGCAGCTATGGGAGCTGCTATTACTATCTTAGGCGGCACACTAGCATCTATTGCTGGTACTTGGGGTATGATTTTAGCTGCGCTTAAGATACCGCCTGTTCTGTTCCTTTCAACCTTAGCTGGGATTGCCGCCGCATTACTGCTAATTTCAGGTAATGGCAATCTCGTCAAAACAGCACTCGATAATATGTTCTCCTCTGCTACTTCGTCAGCTAAGAACTTTGCTATCTTCATGGCAGCTACTACGCTTGCTGTTATGCGGCTTAGAGGCGCTATGATTAGTACGGCAGCCGTAGCACAAGCGACTAGTCTATTCGGTGGTATAGGAGCTGGCGCTAGACGAGGACGCGAAGCATTTGGAGTCACACGCGCTAAGGGAGGATTTAATCGCGAATTAGGCAAATTTATGCCTGATCGTAATTTGACTAAAGCAACAAGAAGCGCAAACGCTTTAAGGGCTGCATTCGCTGGTAGTGCTATAGCTGCTGCTGGTGTGGGTACCGCACTACTTCCGACTATAGGTATCATAGCAGCAATAGGTGCAGGAGCATTAATTTGGAGTCATCATCAAAAGAAGGTTGCTGACGAAGCAGAACGTCTAGCTAAATTTAGAGCCGCTGCTGCTGCACCTACTACGGGAGCGCAGAATCTCGGTGGCTTAGGTCAGCAACTTCTATCTTTCCGAGAAGCCAAGATTAATCTGCGTGATGTGAACTTCCAGATCAAAGAGCAAATTAAGAGTATGAAGGGTTTGACTGGTTCGGCCCGAGAGCAAGCTAAGATTAATCTTGATAGACTTTGGCTACGTTATGGCGAAGCTGTTCGTGATGTTAGTCTAGCTCAACAGCGTATAACTACATCTTCCGGTTCATTAAAGAATGCACTTCAAGGCGTAGCTCAGAATATGCGTGGTGTCGTAGCTAGACGTGCCGAACTTGCTAGCCTTCGTAAAGAATTCGGATATATGGACGTAGCGCCTTCTGCTGTAATTAAGCGCATGGCTCAGTTACAGCAGGAAATTAAGGATCTAGAGACAGGCGCTGCTGGTTTCGGTGGTACTATAACAAAGAGTATGGGACAGGCTCTACGGATGCTAGAGCGAGTTCACCGTGTTCCACAAATGACTGCTAAACAGTTTGACTTAGCTAGAACAGCCGCTGCACGCTTTGCGACCGCCACAGGACGTGCGCCTACGGAGAAAGAGTTTAGACAAATCGTTAAAGCAGTTCTCGATCCTAGTTCAGCAAAGAATATTCCTGCCCAGATTAAACGCGCTGTGGGCGACGTTAAGATAATGGTGAATGTAGGAGTTGCGCGAACAAAGGTAGCTGATCTTAATAGACAGGTTCAGGATGCTTTCCGTCATAGAGAGCCGACGATTGCACCAAAGCCAGGACAGCTTGTAGACGCAAAGTCTGCATTAGCTGGCGCACAAGGCGTTTACAATCGAGTCCAGCAAAAATTTGCTAAGCCGATAACTCAGCATATCAAAGTAACTCCGCCGAAGAACCTTGAAGCTATAGGTGCTAGAATTAGCCAGGGTATTCAGCAAGGTATGCAAGACGTACATCAGCAGGTTGTTATCGACAAGGTGGTCAATTCGATTGAGCGTGGCTTCCTTCAGTCGATGGAAGCTAAGTCACCTTCTCGTCGCTTTGCTAGGACTGTTGGTATACCACTAGTCCAGGGTGTCATTGTAGGTATACTTAGTAAGGCCGGAGAAGCAGCAGACGCCGCTGTATTCGTTCTTGACCAGATTGAAGGTAAGAGCGTAGCTAAGATGACTTCCATGATGCAGAAGCAGGCTAGCGTACTAAACACGATGAACAACAATTTACAGCGTTTAGTACGTCGTGGAGTACCACTCGAATTGATCGAACAACTCGCACAGATGGGCAAAGAGGGAGCAGCTCAGGTTGCCAAGCTTGCTAGTGGTAGTCAAGTCGAACTTCGTAAATTCGTAGCTGCATGGAAGCGCGCTAATTCTGAGGTAAAGGAGTCTGCGCGATTTAACTGGACTGCTCTAGTAGAGTTCGTTGATAATGGCGCAAAGAAGTTACTCGATCTTTACAACCAAGCGCGAGATAATCTCAGAGACTTTGCTTTTGGCAGCATGGGAGACTTTGTGTCGAAAGCTAAGGAAACTGCCGATACGATCGCAGGTGCATTTGGTCAGATATTCCAAGGCCCGATGAATATTGCAGAACATATCGGTAGTGCATTCGATGACGCTCAGGCTAGTTATGCGAGCAGCATGGCTGGACTACAGGAACAGATGGAAGAACTACAGCAGCGGCAAGCTGATACTATTGCAGACTTTATGGAACGACGTAGGGACGAACTCAGAACTGCATTCGGCAAGCTATTCTCAGGTCCGATCCTTAGCGCAGGTTTTGCAGCTGGATCGGTCAAAGACCTCATAGCTGATCTTAACAAGCAACTTGCTGATTTCCAAGATTGGCGCAAGAACCTAGACTCTCTAGGTAAGAGAGGCGTCCCACAGGCTTTGATGAAGTCACTAGAGGAATTAGGCCCGGAAGCTTCTCACAATATGAGTCTGTTAGTGAACGCTACTGACGATGAACTGAAAGCATGGGTTGATGCATGGAAAGCCGGCGACGCTGCTATTGAAGAAGTAACTCAGGCTACCTACATGAATATGGACGGCTTTGCAGAAGCTATGGCTGACATAGCAAAGCAAATGGCTAAGGTAGCACAGCAAATGTCGGAACTAGTAGCTCCGAAGAAAGCTACGTTTGCTACGTTACAGCAGGACTTAGAGGGTCAGATGACTGCATGGCGTGATTACAACGGACTCCTTACTTCGCTGCAAGCTAAGGGAGTACCGGGAATGTTGTTATCTGAGCTTGCTGCACTTGGTATCGAGGGTGTAGATATTCTCCGTATTCTCAATAGCGGTACTGAAACCGAGCTGGCCAATTATATCGGGACTTGGAATACTAAGCAGGCAGAACTCAAGGCTGCTAAGAAAGCATGGCAAGAGACATTAGCGCCAGAAGAAATCTTAACGACGATGGGCGAGAATGCAGACGCATTAAGAGAGTTCGATACGATACTACAGAGTCTTGCAACTAGAGGATTGTCTCCAGCTATTCTCCAGCAACTTCGTGAAATGGGTCCAGAAGCGTTACCGCTATTACGAGGACTTAACTCCATGACTGAGGAACAACTCATCACTGGCGATAAGTCTTTCGTTAAGCTATGGAAAGAGACTCACGGACTGATTGACACCGCAGCTAAGGAATTCGTCGATGGTCAGGTAGCTCTCTGGCGCGAGCAAGGTAGCAAGATCGCAGCTGGACTGATTGCCGGAGTCATGGACGAACAAGCGCAGTTACTCTCATTCTTCCGTGGACTGTTCAAGAACCTACTTGCCGAAGCTAAGAAAGAAACTCAGTCTCACTCACCTTCCCAGGTTTACTACGATCTTGGCCGCAATATCGTAGAGGGCTTCCAGCTAGGTTTAAGTAGCATGACCCCAAGTATTGCGATGCCTAGTACCGGATCAATTGCCGGAGCTTTCTCGCATCGTGCAGGTGGCGGTATCAATATGACAGTTAATGCTCATCACTCAGAGAGCTTGCAGAGTACCCTAGAACGCACATCATTCAGGATGCGTCAGCGGAGGGTCAATTAATGATCGAGTCTGCTAAGTTTACGAACGTCGATGGACAGGTACTCGTATTGAACGACGATACTAACTACCCGTTCCACGAGTTCATGACGGAAGTTGATGTTAGACAGCCTGATCGCAATAAATCGCAGCAGCATGGTAGCTGGCCTGGATATACGTTCCTCGGGAAGCGTCTGTTCCATGTGCGCGGTGCCATACTTGCAGATACCTCAGCTGAATACTGGACCAAGCGGTTAAACTTTATCAAGGTCTTTACTCCGCATCCGAAACTTGGCCACAAGAAATCAGGTACGCTGGCGATTCAGTATACAGGCATTAACGAAGAACTCACTTGTGAATGCGCTATTGAGGGTTGGCCGGAAGTACCGATAGCTGGACTATCTCCATCGCTATCAGAATTTCAACTTAACTTACGCGCGCCCGATCCAAAACTTTACGGGCCTGAGCGCAATTCATTTGCTGCCGCCCCGCCTGTTACGGATTACGGACGTACTTACAATAAAACGTACGACAAAGCTTATCCAGCAGCGAACATTCAACCAGCGAATCTACTGATTACAAATTCGGGTAACATCGAAACATTTCCTAGGTTTATTATCCAAGGCCACGTTGTCAATCCTAGACTTGTCCTTACGCGGTATGATGGAGCGCAACTCACTGTGGCGCTTGATGGTTTAACTGTTACTGCTACTGATTTCGTCGTACTGGATTTCTTGAAGCGTACTGCTATTATGAATAACGATATAGATGTTTATTCCTATGCGACTCACAGCAATTGGTGGGCATTAGAGCCTACCGTTAATGGTGTTGACAATATTGTAAGCTATGCTGGAACTGATATTCAAGAAGGTAGTAAAGCTACAATTTATTGGCGCAACGCGTACATGATTTAAGGGAGGTGCAATGCCTGTATACGATCAAGAGATTGTCGATACAACTCCGTTATATTTACAGAGTAAATCATACTCTGCTCAAAAAGATCGTACTTGGTTTACCGATCTAGCCTCAGCTGGAGTTTTTACTGATACAGACTTTTTGCTATCGCTGCTTGGTGGCCTTGCCTATCGAATGTCGGCAGGTAAAGCTTATGTGCTAGGACAGCAGGTGGCAGATCAAGGTATGTATCGTGTAGTTAGTTTATCTAACTTTGACTTAGTAGTTCCTGCAGGTCATGCGACTCTACCAAGGTTGGACCAGGTTATTTTACGAGTCATGGATAACACACATGACGGTGCTGGATTTAACGAAGCCCGAATCGAAACTGTTCCGGGTACAGCTACATCTGGCGCTACGCTGGCTAATCGAAGCGGTGCTACTCCACTTACGACGTTAGGTGAGGCATCTAAGAATGTCCTGTTGCTTTATGACATTCTTATGCCTGCTGCTGCTAGCTCAATTTCAGGCGGTAATGTTGCTCGTAAGGTTGCTTTATCTGTTATTGGTAAAGGCACTTTAAGGCTAGTTGAAGAAGAACTCATCACTGTGGCGCAGTTTTCAGCCCTGACCAATTTGTACGATGGTCAGGAAGCTAGGATTTTAGTCGATGCAACTGCTGGAATCGTTTGGACTGTTAAGTATAGGCCAGCAAGTGCATCAAGTTACAAGTGGGAAGTTATTGATGCGAGCGAAATTCATGCTGCTGTAGAAGGAGCTGATACTGCTGGCTCAGGCGGCGTAAGCTGGGGGAATCTTGCCACCGTAGGTCCATCAGTTGCAGTACCTTTAGCTGGTGAGTATGATGTTGAGTGGGGAGCTGCAATGTCCACAGGTTGGGACGGATCAAACAATACCAGCGGTCCATGTAATATGGGACTTAGCGGTGCAGGGTTTACGGCAGCTACAGCACCTTCTATTTCTATAGGTGGGTATATGTCGCCATCTACTACTCAAGGTGGTAGTGCATCTAGGAAGATTCGTAAAGCGCTAACCGTTGCTACTATTACCGCAAAGTATAATGCAGGCAATAGCTCAGGAAATGCTACTGCATTTGCCCAAAGGTTTCTTAGCATCCGACCAGTTCGTATATCTCAGTAAGGAGGGGTTATGGACAATATTGATAAAGCAAAAGAACTCGGTTACGAAGTTGAGCTTGCAGTTGAGGATGCCGAAGGTAAGAAGCATTACAGGGTTAAAGGACAAGGCGTAGATACCATGTATGCTGAGGATCAGGAAGATGCTTGGAACTTTTTAGTTGACCCAAAAGCACATGAACACCGTGCCAATATGTATAAGCATAATGATCCCGACGATGAGTTTACGATGACCGACGAAGAAATTCGTGAATCAAGTATAGCTGCTAGCTTATCAGCAGGATTGCTTGATGAAGAACAGGCAAAAGAAATGCGTGACTATCAGAAAGCAGCCATAGCTCAGTAATGCCGAATCTTACTACCTCCGGTTCACCTACATTTAACGGCGACTCTAGTTGCACGATTGATTCTACAGGGAGCGATCGTGTACAGCCCCCTGCTTCATTAATTGATGAAACACAGGGTTGGATCGCAATTAGATGCCGTATACCTTGGGCAAATGGTAGCCCTCCGATAACTTACCCACCATTTTTTAACTGGGAAGATAACGGCAGCAATTACTTACAAGTATATTTCAGTAGCCCTACGAATCAATTTGCCTTTAAAAGAGCGTCAGGTGGAGTATCATCAGATGGTGTTGTTACCTCAGCAGTTAGCTGGTCAGCAGGAGCTGATATTACACTCATTGTTCAATGGTCAGCTGCGGCAGCAAAAGGTTGGTTCAACGCAGGCTCATCTGCAACAGGTAGCTGGGCTAACATTCCAACTTTAGCAGCATCGCTATTTGATATCGGAAGTAATGGTGGAGCATGGGCTGGTGTTCAAGTCTGGTGGTTCGCTTGTGGTACTGGTCAATTGAGCGACGCAGACGCAGCATACCTTCATGCGTTCGGGAACTCCGATCCGCCAAATCCGTATACGCTTCCAGGCCTTTCTACTATGATCTGGCCTGCTGTATCTACTGAATATCTACTTCCAATAGCACCTTTCATACCAGTAATTCTAGCTCCAAAACCTAGCTACAAAGAATTTCGTGTCATTCATTTAAACCACGCTTTCGAAGAAATTGGAGAATGTTTTCCTAGTGCTTTAAGTTTCTCGCTTCCATTGAGCGCGGTTGGTGATATATCCTATGAAATAGGAATGGATGACAATTTAGCAGTATGGCAGAAAACATATCCTTATCGTACTGACTATTTACTACTGCTTGGTGAGCGTGAGTTACAAGGAGGTATACATACTGGAGTTGCTATAAATGATGTAGAAACTGAGACGTTACAGATTTCAGGTAACGACTACTTGCACTATTTAGAATGTCGTTGGTATCCATTTGATCCTTTAAATCTAGCCGGTGGTGGTTTCATAGCTCCAGTCGGATCAGATATATTTTCGGTAGTAGAGGATCTATTGGATGCTGTCCTAGCAAAGTCAAATAGCCTAGAACTCACGTATGCTAACGGCTTATCAGGCCAAGTCATTAATGATTTCAAGATTGAACTCGGGGATACAGAATTTATCAAAGCTAAAATCGAAACCTTGTCTAAGAAGTTGCCAGGATTTGACTACGAAGTAACCCCACAGCGTGAATTTAAGATGTATGCAGATGGTAGAGGTAGTACTAAATCTTTCACTTTTGAACAGGGTCGCAACATTCTGATGCTAGACTATGCCAATCGCGGTCCCGAAGGAACTCATACCTTAGGCATAGTTCAAGGTGCTGGTAACAAAATAGCAAGAGCTGTAGATCATCCTGGTATGGTCACATATCGTAGATTAGACGCTCACGATGATTTACAGATAATCACCACAGACGCGAATATAGTTCAGAAAGCTACGGAAGCTGAGTCAGAACGGAATGGTGCGCCTCGGACAGAATTTTCATGTAAGTACGTTGGTGATGAAGCAATTGAAGATATCTTCGATGAAGTGGAAACAGGAGATAGAGTAATGGTTCATGCTGATCTAGGTTGGGATGTAGTTAGTGATTACATGCGTATTGTCAATATTCAAGGTAATCCAGATGACGAAGGAAACCTTGAACTGACCTTCACATTTGACGATGGAACGCTCGCGCAGTAGCCTAACATTACCAGACGAAACTCGGCAGAAAGTCGAAAGACTTACCGAGCGAGTTGAGCATGGCATAGCCTACTCTACCTTCCATGAATGGCACGTTATAGGTGCAGCAGGCGAACCAGCGTTTCAGAATAGCTGGACGAACTATAACCTAACAGCATATCCCGCTGCCGCATTTTGGAAAGATAGTTCCGGTATCGTACATCTTCGCGGTCTTGTAATGAGTGGTGGTTTGAATACTATTTTTGGTCTACCAGCCGGCTATCGAATCGGTCCTAACATAAGTATTGGTACCCGAGCTAATATATTTGGAGTTCATGCAGGCGGTGCAGAAGGTAGGATAGATATCTACAATACAGGAGCGGTACTATTAGCTGCTGGATCGACTGGATATGTAGCACTATCTGGTATATGCTTTAGGGCTGAAAACTGATGCCACTTACACAAAATGAACGTACTTGGTTAGAAAATGCGGAAGCGAAAGCGAACGACCCCGCTGTGCAGGGTGAAGGCTTATCCATACGTATTGTAGTTTACTTACTTCGGCAAATAGTAACACTACGCGAGGACGTAGCTGATCTAAAAACAAGAGTATCAAACTTGGAACCGTGAGAGGGCTAATTGGCACCTACCCCGGAAAATGGTGATAGGAAATGGCGTCATACAAAAGAGAAGATACTTATGGCAACGGGGCTTATTTTGATATTGGGGTCTTTCGTAAACTCAGAACTATTTGGGAACACTTTTCATTACGAATTCCTAATAGCTGGATTAGCTCTGTGTGGGATTTCTATTGCTCAGTTCGGCGATCGTCGTTTATGAAAACAGTCGATAGTAAGATTCGCCCCTGGGCATACAAGAATGCTCTTACGTTATTGTTTCTTTCCGTCATGTTCGTTATAACATGGGGGTTTCTCGCGGTGATTATATGGCGCCAATGAGCAAGAGAAATGAAGATGGCAGTCGGAATTGGTTTAGATGGGTCCTTGTCGGATGGATGATTGTATACAGTGCTGCACTTTGCCTAGGTTGGGCAGCCTTGCAAGATTCCAGAAAAGATTCGTGCCAAGCAACTTATGCTGGTATTCGCTTAGTCTTTGAACCATTTCAAAGGCAAAGTACCGGATCGCCGCAACAAGCTGAAAATTGGAAGAAGTTCGATCGACGAGTAAATTTCTTAATCCACGGTTGTAAACGACAGATCAACCCGTTTAAGTAAGGAGAAGTATGGCAAGTAAAGAGAAGCTCTGGTTCCTAACGTCACCCCACATGAAGGGTACGGGTATTCGTGATCTACAAAGGGAACTCAAGTATCATGGATATCTACAAGGTACAGTGGACGGAGAATTCGGTCCTGACACTCATAGGGCTGTGTTCCGTGCTAAGTATCATCTTGGGTATCTACGGCCTGACCACAAGGCTGGTGCTAAGTTATATGCGTTTCTTAAAGGCACTCGTCCATTAACAGCACAAATGAAGTTGCTACAGAAAAAGCGCAAGCCTAAGCCTTTGATCCATACAAAGGGCTATTTGAAGTTAAAGGAAGCCTGTAGACATATTGGAGCTACAGAGCGTCCACCAAATAGCAACCGTACTATCTTTAGTATTTGGTACGGAATGATCGGTGCTTGGTGCGCTATGTTCTGTACGTACTGCGGAGTTTCAGTTGGCTTGAAGTCCTACAAGAAGGGAGAAAGGTGGGCTTACGTACCGTTCATGGTATCAGATGCTCGGCAAGGAAAGTACAACTACGCAATTACATATCGCCCTGTAAGCGGGGACGACGTAGCGTTCGATTGGAATCCTCCGAGTGTCGCAGACCACGTAGGAATCTACGCAGAGGAACGGCATCTAAAGTTATTGGTGCCAGTAGCCTTCGCAGCGGCTAAACGACAATTCGGGTCGTTAGGTATGAACGAATTCTGGACTGTTGAAGGCAACACAGGCATTGGTAACGATTCAAACGGTGGTAAGTGCATGATTCGTAAACGCAGCAAATCCTTAATCGTAGCATTTATGCATCCAGGAGGTTAGTATGGGCAAGACTATGTTCAGGAAGTTGGCAATGGCATTTATTGTCACCTTCGTCCCTATCTTTCTTACAAGTAGTCTCAGTCTTTTAGATGACATTAGCCACAATACTGACGGTAATCTTAACTTCAGTCTTATCTTATCGCTACTCGTTAGTACATTTATGGGAGCTTTAGCAGCAGCACTTCGTCTAGTTCTAGCTAGGTGGACTGACTTTGTTCCTGGTGATGAAATTCATAGTCCAGGCCCGCCGGACGTAGCTATCGTTAGTACATCTGGTACTGAATCTACTGCTATGAATGCGGAGGCATTAGATGAAACCGTTCCCGGTACACCTTGATATTGGAGCAGCATTAATCGCGCTAGTATTAGCTATTCACTTCTTTAATTAAAAAGGTCTACTCCCTAAGTGGAGTAGTAGTGAGGGGCATCCTGGGTCAATCTCTCCTGCCCAATTGGATGCCCCTCACTCTTTTGTTACGCCTTTGTATACGCCTGAATCACGAGATTACCTGAACCGTTGGTGCGAGTGCGTAGTTTCATTCCACGCTGCTTTGCCTGTGTTCGTGCAGTACCAGCGAAGCGGCTGAGATTACCCCTTGCAACATCATCAGGCGTAATTTCCCATGCACTACCATCAAGCCACTCGTCCCACGGATACGATGCTCCGAAGTCGAAGCTCTCTAACTTTTCTGCCATATTAATTCACCTCCTTAATCAGTAGGATACAATGGAAGCTTCAATTCTTGCCGTAAGCGCTCTATTTCAGCATTCGCTTTGGCAAGGTCAGTAAGCGCTTTTGCGTATAGTCTAGGAAGTGCTAGATAAAATCGCCAACGATCAATTAGATATCTCATAGCACCACTCCATCAAAGTAGCTATCCAATAAGTATTGCTCTTGTACCATTCGGTACGCGAATTTATCTTTATTATCTAGATCGTTGAATTTGAATCCTGGTCCGAACGTATGCCATTGGAGAAGATGCCGCAAAGCATCTCTACCGTGAGCATAAGATCGTTCGTAGATCATTAACCTCTTTAACGCTTGATCGGTGTAAAACGCTTTCCCTGTGGCGGCAGTTTGCATAGTAAGGTTGCAACCCGACTGTTCAGCGAATAGCCTAACTACACCTATGAGATGTGCCGGAGTGAGGTCCAGGCCCGCTCTTGAATTCTGCCTATACTCAAACGACTCACAAATTAACCAGTCAGGTTTGAGTTTCGTAAGAGCATCCCATAACTGCCCTTCTCGCCATGCGTGCTGCATTAACGAAAAGAGCAATGTCTTAGGTTCACCTATGTAAGCTATTGCGTAACCTGTAGTACCCCCTGGATCTAAACTAACTACTCTCAATGTATCATAGCTCCTTTAGGTACTCCCTAACCTAATTCCTAAAGGGGTCTGTAAGGCCACCTAAGCCCCGTACAGCCCCGCCGATTTTCCCTACCCTATCTGCCACGTTTGCGTTAGCGTGGCGAGAGGCGGCGAATGGTACAGCCACGCGCGGCCTAGTTACGGGATTCTCCCGCCGTCCGACCGATCCCGCCGTCGCCTGAATAGCCTGCATTAGCTAACTTAGTGACTTATCGGCGGGAACATTAATTGGCTCGATACTAATAGCGGTAATCGTCCTAGGCTCCTTCAAGAACGCAATAGAAAAAACGTGCGGTTGATCTGTAACTACTTCAACATCGAGTTCGTCGTTCTCGTCATACAAACGTACCACATGAGCAGGATGCTGCGGCTTTACATCAATCGGTACGATCTCGAAGTCCTCTGAAATTTCCATTTTATATGCCCTTTCATCGTGGAGTGCCAAGCCATTAATAGTTGCTTGTTCAATCATAAATCTCTAACCTCCAACCAAATGATCCAAGCCCAGAATACTACGAACAATACTGAGCCAATTATAACTATAGTCCAAGTACCCATTACTTACACTTCGGATTCGCATAACATTGAGGACAGTACGGAAATGTATACTCATCTTCATCTACTTCATAGCTACATCTTGGACAAGCACATTTCTTCTTCATAGTACCAACTCCTTTTGATCGCCCCATGACGGGCCTATTGATATGTCAGCCTTGAAGGGGAAATTCCATTGTAAATCCTGGTGCGGCATAGCTTCCATTACTTGCTTAACTACAGTGCAGACCTCCTTAATGTGATCTTCTCTAACATTCCCCACAATTGAGTCGTATACAGTAAGGTTAAGAGTCGCTTTCCTTGGATCGAGTTCACTCGTAAGAATGTGAATCGCCGATAAGGTGAAGTCATTAGAAATCGACTGAGGAAGGAAATTGACCGCCTCTCTATGAGCAGCACCTTGATTCTGGGGAGTAAGTAAATAGAAACGACGCTTACGCCCGAAGGGTGTGACGACTTCGCCGTCACTGTGAAGCGTTGCATTAACTTCATCACGCCACTCCCATACTGTAGAGAACTCAGTTTTCCACCATTCGATAAACTTTTGTGCCTCTGCCTTTGGTATGTCATGTTTCTCTTGGAACGTATCTGCTGACTGTCCATACGGTACACCGAAGTTCATGTTTTTGGCGCGACTCCGCTGTTCATAAGTGAAGTTTTCTCCATAAAACCTTGCAGCGCTAATTGCGTGTATGTCAAGACCTTGTTCGTATGCACGTTTAAGACCATTATCGCCCGATAAGACCGCGATGGTTCGGAGTTCTGCTTGTGAATAGTCAGCGTTAAAGATAACGCATCCTTTATCAGCAACGAAAAGCTTTCGAATGTTGGGCAGACCAGCTTTAGGTCTGGTAATGTTGAGTAGATTTGGTCTACTACTGGAGGGCCGCCCTGTAACTGTACCTGACAACTTAAGGTCAGTATAAATACGTCCGTCACCTTCGAGCGAACGGAGAATGAGTCCTTCAAAGTAAGTTCCCCTTTGTTTATCTAAAGCCTTGAAATCCCTAAGTAATGCAGCCCATGTGGATATTCTACGTTTAAGCTCAATGTCATCTTCGTCTTTAATCTTAAATCTTTCAGCTGCGATTTCGAGATAGATAGGCTTATCGACGGATCTTTCTTTGCCGTATCTCCGAATACCGTGAGTAACTCCCCAAGTATCATAGACAAGTCTTGCGTTCTGCACTGAACTGTTAGGGTTGTAATTCCTGTCGTCAAGTAACACCTGCATTTCTTCTCGATAGCTATTTAACTTAGGACGTACCTCATCTTCCAACATATCGCCAGCTTTGTTGATATCGTAACCAAAGCCGTTAAGCTCCATCTTGATGAAGTCGTCGCTATGTGGAATTAACCGTTCCTTATATAGATCGTATACGTTATCTTCTTTGGCTCGCTCTGTAAACACGTCCAACAGTTGCAATGCGCCTGCACAGTCCAACGCATTGTAACTATAAAGCTCACTAGGTACTGGAACGGTATAGTTCCCATCCGCATCCTTCTTATCTGAATTAACCTTGAAGTACCGAACATTCGGAGGATCATAGTCCGGCCAACCGAACTCCCACTTAAGCAAGTTCTCTAACTTATGTACCTGTTCCTCATCTGACCGTTCATCCAGAGCGTAGCTGAGCAACATGGAATCCTCATCTACGCGGGTGTTAATTCCTTTGTGCCGAAGATTTCGTACGTCGAACTTCCCATTGTGCCAGATATATGTACAATTGTCGAGTTGAAGAAGTGGCTTAAGGTAATTTTGAAACCAATCTCTGTCTGTGCAAACTTGCTCTCCGAAGGCAATAGCTCTGTCACCGGATGCAGATAATCCGAAACTAACCACAGGAGCATCGTGGGCCAATCCTCTAGTTTCAATATCACAGGAGAGTCTGGGGAAGTTTCGTTCGGCAATATCTGATATCCATCTTTTACCCTCATCAATATCATTAGTCCACCTTACCTGTGGAAGCTTCGGAGTGGGTAGCGGATTGATCGCAAGTCTAAAATCTCTTTGTAAGCTGGGGAAGGTAGAGTCATCCCGAAGAACGATGGCAGGATTCGATGTTGCGATAACCCGACGATTCCCAGAAGCCCTGTGGACATATCCTCTAGCACTAGCAACGGTCCCTTTACCAAGTAAGGTTGCAATTGCTTCACTTCCTGCCGCGATAATGGTTTCGACTTCCGCAAGTTCTGATTGTAAACGTGGAGAACATGCGTCGATTGCTTCTTTGGTGGGTTTGTCTGTATGGCAGAGGACAACATTTGTAGCCAAGACTTCATTTCTATTCACACCCTGTTCATTAAGTAAGTGATCGAGTACCTTACCTGACATACCTGAGAACGGTCTGCCAGACATGGATTCATGGTAGCCGGGTGAACGACTAACAATAGCTATCTTAGCGTCAGCAGGCCCAGAACTAAGCGCACAAGGTGCCTTAGCTAGTGGACACTTCTCACACTCAGCTAGCGGATGTTTACGTTTGAGCTGGATTCCAGTCGCCACGAGCTTTCCATTCTTTCTGGGACAAAG